AAAGAAATCACGTGATCTATCTTTACCTGTACCATCAACAACTGAGTCTATAGTTATTCTAGTTTGTTGTGGATTATCACCTACACCTGATGAATAATAAGGATAAAAAGATACAGAAGAGTATGTTCCAGCGCTATAATCCGAATTAACAGATTGACTGCTAGATGTTACAGCACTGCTGTTACTTGGAAGAATATCTTCATATAAATTAAACACCCATGTTGATCCTCCGTTACCCGTTGTTATACCTGCAATGCTATCACCTTCAGCGTTTATAGCTTCATTTAAATCTGATATAAGACCTGATGTTGAAGTTTCCCAGAATATATCTATAGCAGATTCAACTGGTTCTGTTTCATAAACTCCTAATAAAAAATTATAAGCAGTTGTTATCGCTACAGGTTGTGGATTACTACCTATAGGGTTTGTAACATCTGACTGAGTAACTCTGCCTAAAGGAGGGTTTGATTCTGTTTGGTATATATCTAAATATGTAGTTTTTGGTGGTGTTGCGGTTGGTTGCTCTAGCATTGAGTTCTGATTAGCTAAAGCAATAGTCGTGTCAGATGCAGTTCCTGGGTAAAACTGTGTGTTAAAAGCAGGAGATTGCACAATAGGTGCAACGGTTTTAGATCTAGGTGTTACTCTACCGTAAAGTTGAACACCACTTCTGTATTGTTTTTGATCAGGACCTACTTCTGTTAAATCAGCAGGTACTTTATTTATATTATCTCCAAATAAAGTTATAAAATTTATAGTGTTTACCGGATCAGCTGGTTCAGCAGGAGCATCTGGATAACCATTTAATATACCAGGTAAATAAACATTGTAGTATTCTTGCTCATTTTGTTTAACTACTATCTTATAAGAGTACCATCCTAATGGATTATAGCTAGCACTTGTAGCGTCTCCATTATAAAGACCAGGCCAATATGTTTGTAAATTAGGTAACTCACTAGCGCCACCTCCGCTAAACCCAATAGCTTGATTAAATAAAACTTTAATAGAATCTCCAGGCCAAGACTGAACATCAGTAGCCGCACCACCAGCAGGAACCGGAGTGTATGGATGGTAAATAGTTCCACCCTGATAAGTAGCTACATCTCCACTTGGATCAAGAGTTGTACCTTGTTTTTGTGTTGAAGAAAGTATAGTTGTTGAGGATCTACCATATCTATCAGACAACACTACACCTACTTGATAATTTCTGTTTTGCTTAACAGTGTGCATTGGATACTCTGTCATACTAGTATACCATATTGCTTTATTTCTATCAACTCCAGTGGAGCCAACGTCAAAAATCTTTTTGTCAAATATTCCAACATTAAATTCTAAAGAAGCTGGTGGAGTGTGTTTGTCTTGAAAATTACTATAAACAATTCTATTGCTTATGACTTCTTGACCTAAAGCTCTTACAGGAACTTTATCGTATACTCTAGTTAAATCACCTTTTGGCAAAGTTTTATAAGGTTTAACACCTTGGTAATTATACTCAACAAAGGTTGTTGTTCTAGGTATAGCTTCACCCGTAAGATTGTTTGGATCAGGCATACTTCCAAAACCTTGAGGACCAGTAGCAAGTATAGTATCAATAACTTTTGTAGCTATAGCATCTGATTCTTTGTATAGTATTTCTATTTCACTTACTTTATAATCCGAACTTAAAGATTTACCTTGTACAGGAAGAGGAATTTGCATTAATATTTGATTAACTTTATTTTCCATAAAGTCAACTATAGTACTTCTATATGCCGCATTTTCATCCGCTGTATTACCTACTGGCTCTGGAGTTCCTTCCACATCAGGATTTAAAAAATAACCATCTTGTTTAGGTATAAAAGCTGCTTGAGTAAAAGGAGCCATGATAGAAACTTCTCCATCTTCAAATCTAAATCTGTAGCTAAATCTTACAAATTTATCTTCTAAGTAATCAGGATCTCCTGAATAATTAGCATTATAGTCTGGATTTGTAGTTGTTTTGTTAGGTAACTTAGGACTATTAACATCTAACATACTAGTAACGTACACGCTAGAACTTAAGTTTTGATTGAAAGTTAAAACTGTACCAACGGTTAAACTAGGATCTGGTGTGCCTTCTATAACTAATACATTACCACCATAGGATTTAACAACGTAAACACCAGTTGCTTGACCTGTCCATGTTACAGCTGCACCTATTAATTTCGAAGGATCTATACCTACTAAAGTACTAGCGCTTAAACTTACCGTCCAATCTGGTGTGTTTCCTGAAGAAATAGTAAGAGTTGTACCTTGTCCGCCATTAGTATTATATGCATTTTGATTTAAATAATATAACTCTATAGCTTCAAAAGGATTGTAAGATGCTACTGATATTTGATCTTCATTAATATAATACGTAGGACTTTTGTTAGCTATATCATCATTAGCAAATGACACGTTTATTCTTCTTGGTTGATTTCTGTTGTCTGTCCAAAAAAGTAAATCTTCTAGTAAATTAACTGATAAAATTGGGTTAGTTGTAGAGAAGTTTAAGAAAGATCCTTTAACAAGTAATGTTGCATCTCTTGATAGGGTGTTATATACCCATATAAAGTTATTAGCTAATTCATAGTAATTTAAAGAAGCAACATTATATTCTCTTTGTGTATCTCCTGATATTGTAGATAATTTTGTTTCAGTAAAGTCAGTTAAAAATATATAAATATTATTACTAGTGTCATCACTGTACATACCTATTGTGGTAAGACCTGGAATGTAAACACCATTTGGTGATGAAAGATCAATTAAAATATCATTACCTAAAACGTTTTCTAATGCTCCAACGTCTGCACCTTCTGACCTACTTACTTGTATATTAACTCCTTCACGATACTCACCATTAGGTATCAACCTGGCATCCAGGTCTTTATTCATTTTGGATTTAATAAACGAATTTTTAACTTCTGCCATTTAATTTAGTTTTTAATCCATTTAGATTTACCTCTCATTATTTGGATAAATTCACTAGATTTAATATTAGACAATCTTATTTTTGCATTTCTTAATTTAGCACTTTTTTCTCTACGTAATCTTTGAACAACGTACTCTGGTTGATTTATTCTACTAGCTAAAATAGCATGCATAAGATATGCGTAAACAGCTTCTTCAGCTAGTTTAGGTATTCTCATGTCTTGATCATAACTTAGACCATCTGATATATATTCTAATATTATTAATTTACCTTTTAAATCACTAGAAAAAGACATTTTACCTTCACGATCATTTATAGTAAACCAACCATTCATCTGCGCAGTTTCTGGTTGTAAACCATATAATTGACCATAACCTGATAAACCAAATCCAAAACCACCTAAACCTTCAGATATTAATCTACCATTTATGTCATCTCTTATTTCTTGTAGTATTTCTGTATTTTGAGCTGCCCATCTTTTTTCAGTTAAAGAAGTTCCAATAACATTAGAACCATCACTGGCTTGTGTAGGTACTCCACCTGAGTCTTGCACAGGATTAGAATATGGATTACTAGTTAAAGTAGTAGGATATATAATATGTTTAACACCAACTTCATCTACCCAAGAAACGTTAACATAGTTAACATAGTCATGAGGTAAGACTATACTTAAGCTAGGTGGAATATTTAATTCTTGAGAGTGTATACTTCTTAGTGTATCGTAACTAAATTCTTGTAAAGCTCTTTTAGTGTGGAATAAAACATCAGTTCTTTTTACGCTTGATATTAATTTTCCGGCGCCAACGTAAGCTATTAAAAAGTTATTTACTAATTCAGCTATTGGTATGTACGAATAACTATTATAGTTATCTTCAACTACATCACCGTAAGCATCTTTATCTCCAAATTGTCCTCCGTTTTTTGATAAAAGTTGAATAACTATAAAAGAACCATCAGCTACTGAGGTGGCTAAAGTTATAACATTATTAACAACAGTGTAAGGTGCTGTGTATTCTACAAAACTACCACTGGCCCCACTAACACTTGAGTATAGTCTAAAATTGTTTTCATTATATAGTTTTGACGTTGGAACTGGATTTCCAAAAGTAAGATCAGTATTAAAAGTAGATGTAAATACTGTTTGATCTACACCAGCAACTGACTGTGCTACAATAACCTGAGCACCAGAATAATATTGCCCGTTTGTTTCTGTTATTAATCCTCCATTAGGTGTTGCCATAATCTGTTAGCTTTTTTTATTTATTTCTTCAGCTTGAACTTGTTGAGCTGCAACTTGTATTATTTGAGGATCTCTTATAACTATACCAGCGTATAGTAGTATTTTTAATATAACCTCTGTTTGTTCAGAAATGTGAAGTTCAAAATCTAAAGAACCAGTTGGTTGTGTACTTAAATTGTAAACTTGTGTGTTGTTTACGTATTGACCTAGTGAACCTACTGTAAAACCCCATATAACGTTTGATGGTTTTTTAACAAAATCAACATTAATATCGCTAACTATTGTTGTAGGTTTTAAATAAAGAAAATTATTTTCGTATAAATAAACAGGAAAACTAGTTGAAGGTTTTGTTAGTTTTGATCTATCAATATGATAAAACTCACTTCTATCAACTCTTTGCACTTCAGTTTCATTATTGTAAAGTACGTTACCTAGTCTATAGAGTTCAACATTGTTGTTGTAAGAATCAACATTTGGTAAAGTGAAGTAATTTAAAAGACCATTAGTTATGTATGAAGCAGTTCCAAAAGTTTTAAATTCAGCTATTTTTTCATCAAGATTTGCAACTCTACTTGCGTAGTCTGTATCTGTTTGAGGTACACGTATTTGTTGATTTAAATCTTCAAAGTATTTTTCAAAAATTTCTAACTGTACTTGAGTACCAATACTATTAAACTCAGTAGGTGTCATGTAACCCCGCTGTTCTTTATTTAGTATAAGTAAAACAGTTTGATATACTGTATTTACATTTATAGCCATTGTTTATTTTTATTATAATAAAGGAGGCATTACACCTCCCTTATTAGTATTACATGTTAAGAGAACTTTTTCTCTATTGATTTGTATATTTCTAAACCTTCATCTGTTTTAAAGAAAGAAGCCATAGCTGCATATGGATGTTCGTCAAAAGGTACTGTCATTAATTTCTTACCGTTTGATGCCCATTTAAATGTTCTTTGATCAGAGGCTAGTATAATTATTTTAGCTTCAGTTGCTTTTATAGCAAAATTTCTCAATTGAACATTATCATCTTTAGCTAAATCCATGAAGAGTTTAGGTTGCTGCTTAGCAAACATAATCAAATCTCTTTTTATCTCCTTAGAACTCATCTCTGTAACCTTAGATCCCATCTCAACTCTTAGTATAGCTTCAGCTTCATCAACATCAACTGATCTAGCCATTGTCAAAGCATCTATTTCTAATTCAAGATCAATTAATTCATCTTTAGCATCTTCAACAACATTTAGTTCTTTGTATTTTATGCCTCTTAATGGATGATATAATGATAATATTTTTTGTAAAGCCTGATCTTTTTTCTTAACAGTTAGTCCACCGTCTTTAAAAACTATATGGCCAAGTGTAGATTCACCTTTTTGATCTTCTTTAAATGGTGAATTTTGATTAGTAGCATAACGTATTTCTTTTTGTGTGTTGGTATCGTTATCAAACCATAATAGATTATGCCTGGTTGTGTGTCTTCCAGGTATTTTTAAAGTTAAAGGATTTTCATCCCCTACTATTAAGTAAGTTCTATCCTTTATTTCCCAACCATCTCGTTGGATTGTTTTTTCTTGTTTCATGATATAATATAATTAAATAATTAAATAGTAAAGTAGGGGCACACTACATGCCCCTTTAACTCTACATTGATATTAAATTCCTTGGAATAATACAAAGTTGTTAGCAGCTTGTACAACTAAACATCTTTCAGACAGGAAGTTTACTTCCATAGCATCAAGATTTGAAGTGTAAGCACCACCAGCAGAACCAGTCAACCAAGATTTCATACGTCTGTCTTCTGTTTGAGAAGCTCTATAACGTACGTGTAAAAACGGTCGTCTAATATTTGTTCCTAAGATTTGGTCATAGACAGTAGAAGTTCCAGCAGGAACTAAAATACCTTCTATTGAAGAGATACCTACTTGAGCACCACGTGTAGAGGCGTCATTTAAGTATTTCCAGTCAGTCTTGTAAAAATCATAAGATCCTCTACGGAAACCACTAAATCCAAGATTTAATGCCATTTCTTCAGAATTTTCAAATAGACCATAAGCTGTTCCACCACCTACTCCTTGAGAGACGTTAGAAAGCATGTTGTCAAATTCTAGTGAAGTAGATCTATTTAAGAAAAGCATGTTTTCCTCAATAGCTCCTTGAGTATCTAAATTTTTAAGAATCTCATCAAAGTCATCTAAACCAGAAGCTCCAGCAAATCCAATCTCAACATTACCTCTAGCTTGTACAGCTTGGAATAAACCTTGAGTACCTTTGAAACCAGCAGCAGTTGCAGCGGATCCAGCAGTAGCTAGATTACCTTCTACACATACCATTTCTAGATAGTCTTCAAAACGTAAACGTGTTTCAGATTCAGCTTTTAAATACCATAGATAACCTGTTGTTCCGTCTTCTGTAGCAACTTCTACCCAACCAATTTGAGCCATATCTGAACCGTTTATTGTGTAAACGTTACGAATGATAACTGGTGAGTTAGCAAATTGAGTGAATGTAGGAGTAATAGTAATCTGTGGTTGTAAAGCCGTGTTGTTAGCTAAAGCTCCAGCACCTGCATTTGAAGTAGCAGCACCTTTAACAAATTCTGAACCAAATACAAAGATCTTAACAATTCCAGCTAGTGAAGCTGTTGTAGCTTGTGTATAAGGAGCAACAGTTAAAACACCACCACCAACACCGGTTGTAGCTGTAACGATACATTTAAGTTCATTTCCAGCATTATCCATTGCAACGATAGTTTGACCTGGGCCAATAACACATCGTGTAACACCTGGAGCAGTTGGAACTGGTACTGTAATTGTAGAAACAGCCCCAGCAACAGCATTAACACAGTTAGAGTAAGCTATATGTAGTCTGTTTTGTTCTGACCAAATAACTTGATCTGAAGTCATTGGCATCTCTGCCCCTACCATACGTAAAAAACCTGATAACGTTCTGTTTCCATAACGCTCAACTTCTTGTTCGTATACTTCTGGTAAGTATTGTTGTATAAAATCATTAGCACCCCCTGTATTAAATGCAAGGTATGCGTTTGCTAATAGTTGCTGATTAGGAGCAGGAACTATAGCACCAAATTGTGGTATTAAACTCATTTTTTTATTTTTTAATTAAATGTTTTTTTACTAATTTTTAATTTTGTTGAATCCAAGCCACTAATTGATTTTACTCTTAGTCCATTCACAAACACTTCACCTGAGGCTACTTTCCTAGGTTCTGTACTTATGTTTTTAGACTTTGCCATCGTATCTTTAATCGCGTCAGTTTTACCTTGTTCATAAAAATGTTGAGCAATAGTATCAGCATTTCGTGCTGCATACAAAGCTTTGTGATAACCTTTAGCGTCATTAATTTCTCCTTTTTCATTTAAGAACGTCTTAATGAAATTAGATATATCGCCTTGTTGGTCAGCAACTTTAGCAGGATCTTTTACTCCGTATCTGAATTTTTTATCTCCTAATTTAAAATCAAAACCTTTGAATTCATCATTGAGAAGGTTGTTTGTACGTTGTAAGAAAGCGTCATGCTTAACTTTGTTTGCATCTTGGTCTTCGTTGTATCGGTTAAAAAAGTCAGTAGCTTTTTGTTGGTCTTGAGTTACGCCGGGTCTCAACTTGATTTCGTCGTAATATTTACTCTTAACATCTTCCAAAAAACCTTTGGCTTTAGCAACTTCTTCTTTATAAGCAAGTTTTTTCTTTTTAATATCTCTTGCTTCGTCTAGTTCCTCGTCAATTGAAAAAGTGTCTTCAATAATGAAGTCTCTTTCTTCTTGATCTAAATGAGGTCTAGCTTTTTTGTAGTATTCATGTAATAGAGTATTGTCATTTATATTGCTATAATCTGCATTCAAACGGGTGTAGTCCTCAATGGTTCCACCTGTTTCCTCCATAAATTGAATTAATTTTTCTATATTTTCAGGAAGTACTTGTTTTTCAACTTCACTGGATATTTCTTTTTTTTCTAATGTATCTTTAGTAACAACGTCTGTAGTGTTGTTCTCATCATCAGTTATTAATTGTAAAGGAGAGTCTAGCTCTTGCTCTTCAACAACATTTTCATCGGACTTGATTTGTACTTTGTGGTCCACTTCTTGGCTAGGCTCGGTAGATTTATCCACATCCACTTCCTTTGTTTCTCCGATTTGAATGGCATTTGTTTCTTCTTTTTTAGGTTGTTTAGATAAATCTAATTTAGCAATAGTGGGCAAACTTTCTTTACCAAGATTTCTCATTTTTTTTGCTGTAGATATTTTAAATTCTCCTTCTTGAGCAACTGGTGTTTTTTCAACAACTGTTACTTCTGGTTCTTTTACTGCTTTTTCTTTTTTTGACATAATATGATAATATAAAATTAATAATAGTTATTCTTAAGGATTAAAACTTTCTAATCCAAATCCATCTAATGAATCATTTTGAGATTCAAAATCTGTAGGTAATAGATCGTTTTGTCTTTGATCTATCATTTTACTTTGCTGTGTTGCTTGCATTTGAGTTCTCTTATCTTTACGATCTTCAATCTCAGCTTCTCTAGTATTAGAACGTTGCGTTTCCATCTGTGCTAACTGAACACTGTATTGAAACTCTTCTGCCATTAATTGTTTCTTAATCATAGCTTCTTGTTCCATTCTTTGTATCTCCATTTGAGATTTAGCTTGTTCAATTTGAATTTCTGTTTGAGCCAAAGCTTGTCCTTTCTGTACTTCTGCTAATGCTGCTTTTTCTGCTGACTCTGCATTTGCTTGAGCTTGAGCTTGTATGTTTTCTAATTGAGCAGCTCTATCAGCTTCTTGTTTTTTCTTTTGTTTAGATTTTAGTAATTGATTTGCTAGTTTAATATTTCTTATTTCTCTTATATCTATAGCATCTTCTAAACCTATATTCCCAGCTTGTAAAGCTATTTGTATACTTTTTTCTAATTGAGCTTTTTCTTCTTCGTCTGGTTCTAGTTCTAAAAATATTCCAAAGTCATGCAAATGTAAAGTTTCTAGTTCAGTTAAAGCCGCTACGTTAAAACTATTAATACTTTTTATTAAAGAATCTCTAGTTAAAGGAAATGAAAGCATATCAGCAGCTCTTAAACTAATATTCTCACAAACTCTAATTGTCATGTACATTAAAGACTGAAGTATATGCCTAGTTGCTGTGTTAGAATTAGCTGCAGCTAGTTTTTGTAAACCTACTAAAGCATTTTTATCTGGAGTACTTCCATCTCTAGCTTCATTTAAACCTGTTACATCTCTTATCATTTGTAGATAATATTGATAAGTTTGTATCATTGCTTGTATCTTAGATATACCTGAAGAACTCTGTAGCTCTTGAATAGGCACTTTACCTCTGTTACCTTCACCATCTTGAGTTAAAGATCTTCCAACAATACTACCTGTTTGAAAATACATGTTTAAAGCTTCTGAAGGATTATAATTAGTTCCATTACCTAGATCAACTTCCGCTAATCCATCAACGTCTAAATATACACCATCTGGTACAATACGTGATAATACTTGTTGTAATTTTAAATGTGTCAATTGAATCATATCAGCAAAACCTACTGTTTTACTAACTAAAGATTCTATTCTACCTTGATACATTCTAGGTGAAGTTATGATATAGTTCATATTAACCTTAGTAGTGTCTGCGTTTGGTCTTGTCATATTTTCAGACAATTTCCATTCAAGCATGTTGTCTCCAAGTCCTAAAACTTTAGCACCTGTATATAATACTTCTATAGATCTTGATACTCTTTCAAAATTATCACTAGGTTGTGGATTAAAAGTATCTGGCTTTTCTAAGGTTTTTTCTAAACCTTGTTCTGTTTGTTTTATTTTAAATACTTGATCGTGATAAGTTTTATATTCAAAAAATAATACTTGAACTAAATCTTGTTGATTTTGTCCCCACCAAGTGTTTGTATAAGAGTTTCTTCCTGGATATTTTTGTATTTCTTCTAATTCTTTATTTGTAAGACTTGGGAATTGTCTTTTTACTTCTGATAAAGATAAGTTTTTTACTTCACCTACATAGTATATATCTTCAAAATTAGGATCATCAGTATAAGAATAAACTATTCTAGCTGGATCTACGTACTCAACCGTTATCCCTTCAGATAGATTAAAATTAGTTTTAACGGCACTAATGCCTAGAACAGTTAAATCATAAGCTAATTGTTTCTTAGTTTCATCATACTTATTATAGCTTAACACATTATCTATAACTTCTTCTTCAGCTATTTCTATAGCTTGTTTGTAGTTAAGTTGCATGAATAAATCTAACTCTTCTGGATTTTCCGGTAAAGCAGCTGGATTACTTGAAGCGTAAAAGTTTCTACCAGTTAATTGAGTTAGTTGATCAATGCTTTCTTTTTCTTGTATATCTCTCAAAGCATTACTAGCGTAGTCAGTTCTTTGTTTTATACCAAATGGATCAGTTGCAAAAGATTTTATTTCATAACCTTTTTCTGTCATTCCATTTACTACTATATCTACAAACTTAGATAATACGGGTATAGGTGACCAGTCTAGGTTTAAGTAAGATAAATCGCCATTTATAGCTAATTCGTCTTTGTATTTTTGCACAGGCTGTTCACCTCTAGCATATAATTTTAATCTATTAAAGTTTTGAAAGTTATTAATAAATCTATTTTGACCACTACTGTTTCTAAACCACTCATGCTCAATGGCTTGAGCAACAGCTAACCCATACTCAAAAGAACTTTTTTCTGCTTCAGGTACAACCTGATCCGGAAAACTACTATTATAGTTAATGTTAATCATTTATTTTGATTATTTTTGAATTTACTCCCTCGTTATTATATCTTTTTAAACCCAAAGGAACGGTTGTCATAGTTCTTTTTGCGTTAGGAGCATATCTATTTTTATTACAAGCCATTATAGCTAAACCCGAACTTATAGAAGCATCGTGTTTTGTTCTGTTTGTTATATTAAACCTAGCCCAATCATCTAAAGTTTGCTGGAAATACATGTCACCATATCCATCACCTATTAAACCTATAAAGTTTTCAATGTAATCCTCTATAGCAGCCGCGTGTGCTTGCTTTATGTCTTCACTTGAATTAGGTATTCCTCCAATTTCTCTTTCTGTAACTGATAGTTTGTTATAAACCTTGTCTGGTCTATTTATAGAGTATCCCCTGTATCCTCTTCTTTTTAAGTAATACAACAACCTAGGTTTATTGTTTTCCGCTAATATTGGCATTCCGTAAAAAACAATTGCCATTAAAACATCTTCAAAAAATATCTCAGCTGTTTGAGGTCGTGCTATGTATTCTAAGAAAAAACTATTAGGAGGAACATCCTCCATAGAAAACTTAGTTAAACCGTGCAATGCACCTTTTGATCCTCTACCATCTACTGTACCTGATATATCGTAACTATCACAACCAAAAGCACCGGTGTGATCGTTGCCTGGATATCTAATACCGTTTTTAACTAAAAACTTATTCTGCAATTGAAAAGGTGGAATCCATGATATTAAAAATCTTCCAGAATTATTAGGCACAAAAATAACTCTTGTATCTTTTATACCGTTTTCCCATTGAAAACTTCCTTTTGTTACTATATTACTATTACGTAGATCTTCATTATAATCTATTTGTTCGTATATTTTAGTTAAATTGAATAAAGACTGTTTGGCTTCATCTCTAAAAGCATGTTTTTCTGTACGTGGAAACTGTCTGTAAAATTCATTTAAACTTTCTTGATCTTCTTTTAAGCCTTCAACTTCGTTTTCCCAGTGTGATATGACACCGATTTTAATTTTTGATCCATCAATTCCTTGTACGGGTTTTTTCGGAGTGTCGAATACAGGAAATCCATAAGTATCGATGTATCCCTCGTAGTTCCATTCCATAGGTATGAACAAACTATAGAGTCCTGAATTTGTCTGGCCATTGCGATTTCTATTTCTGACGTTTGATGTATCATATAATTTTTTAAAGTTAGCTCCTCCTTTATCAAGTGCATTTGATGTTGATCCCATCATGCATCTACCAATTATTCTACTACCTAGTCTTAATGTCGTCTTTGTGACCCTCCAGTTGTTGAGTATGTTGTCCGGTCTTTCCCATTTACCCGATTCATCGTGGGCAAGGATCTTGAGTTTCTCTCCATCGTACGAGTTGTCACCGGTGTTCTTCCAGTCGATTGTCGTGTCAAGCCCAACGAGTTCCTCCCTACGTTTATTCTCGTCAAGTTTACGTCTTGTGAGTTTTGAGGCTGGTACTCTGTACGCGAGTTCACTTTTGGGTCTGTCCATACCGTCTTGTATGGGCTTAAAGAAAAAGGGATAATTGACTGATATTGGTACGACCTTATCGGTAAACATCTTCTTTGCATCAGCCCCTGTCTTTGATAATATCCCATACCTTGAGTCTGAAGATATAGTTGCCTGGTGTACAAGCTCGGAGGATGCCATGAAAGAAAACCCAGATCGTCTGTTCTTAAGGTAGCACAATCCATAACATCTGGAATCCAGTTTACACGCTTCCCAGAAAATAAAAAATATTCTATTGGATTCTCTAAAGTCTGGCTGGCCAACGTCAATTTTAGTCCACTGCAAGTACATGTAATGAGAACCAGTGATATAGCTAGGAGTACCTTTATTGTAGAACCAAAAACCTTCTTCACGTCTTTTAAACTCTCCATCAATATAATCATACCATTTATCTTTAAAGTTAGCAGGATAATTATTCCAATCAATTACAGTCCTTATTTTAGATAATTCTTTTGGATAACTATGTGATTCCCAGTATTGTTCGTCTTTTTTACCAGATCTTTTGTAAGAATCTTTTTCTAAAGGGAGTGCAATTTTGAGACCTTGTATCTCATACACTTCACCAATTTGACCAGTCTTACTAATAATAATAACATCATGTTCTTCATTATATCCTGTTTCCCACTTTTTATATCTATTATTTCTTTTAAGTACTGTAGGTTTAATATGATCAGGTAAAATCTTATATAAAGTTTGTTCGTACATTATTTAGACCTTCCTTCTGCAAACCCCTTAAAGTGTGCGCCTTTATCTTTTTTAGAACTTTCTTTCAGCATACTTTCCTCTTCCTCTATACGTGTTAGTATTTCAAAAGCATCAAAGATAGCTAGTTTTTTTGTAGCAGCTGCATTTTTTAATCTATCAGCAGAGAGATCATCATCTGAATCTACTATTTTTTCTTTAGCAACTTTAATTAATTCTTCAACTGCTTTTTGACCAGCTTGGATTATACTTAATTTCGTTTCCTTGGTATTCATATTTAATTGTAATATCATTTGATTGCATACAGTACAAAATCTCTTTATCTATAGTAAATTGAAATTCTCTGTTAGGTTTGAATCCAACCACATCTCCAGGCGCTATATCTAGCGTCTTTAATGTGCTATTGTCATATTTTAATATACCAACATTCTTTTTTAATTTAACGCCCTTAGAATCATCCTGTTCAACTAGTGGAGTTACAAAGCAAAAATCTAAATTAGTTTTCCAAGTGTCTTTGTTTTTATAAAGAAATATTTGACTGTCTTCAGCAAAATATAAATTATCTTTAAAAAACTTAGAGCCATTAACTGACTTACCTTTCATGTCATAGTATCTTCTAAATAAATTGTGATGTACTATAACAATGTCACCTTTCTGTATTTTTGTTTTAAATCCAAGCGGAATACTTACTACTTCTGCAGTTCTATTAATAAATTTATGATCTGAAATACTAGAGTTAATAATTAATTCTTTATTATCAACTTTTATCTTATTGTCATATCTATCACCAATAGGTTTAATTATAAATTGATAAAGACTGTTCATTAGTATTCTAGATCATATTCTACAGATATAGCCATGTTAGAATTAAACTTCTTCCACGGTAGTATCTCATCTTCTTTTTTAATAAAAATATTGTAAGAAGATTCTTCTTCATCATATAATATATGAGAAATTGTATGACCACCATACACTGACTGTCCTACAGCATAGTGCATGGCATCATTTTTATAATCAGAACCAATGCTGATTTTTCTTATAATACTGTTACTCACTTTCTTTTTCTACTGGAGTACATGACCCATCTTCTAGGTTTATATTTACAGCACCATATTCTTTTTCTAAATCAACTTTAAAATCCTCTACTTCTTTAACAACTAAAGCATACTTGTGATTTAATGCATGTTTCTGTGTTTCAAGATATCCAATATCTCTTAACAGACCTGCTAACTCTTCTTGTTGCTTATTTATTGTAGCTAATTGTTCTTCTGTAACTTGTACTTTTGCTTCTTCTACTTCTTTTACTTTTTTCATTTAATTTAATTTAATTTAATTTTCTACTAGTAAAGGGCTAGTAATCCCGTTGCTGTTGTTACTGCTCCTAGATATATTTTTCTAGCTTGTAAATTCATTGCACCAATACCGGCATCAATTAATACAAATTGATCTTTAGGTGCTCCAATTAATTCTACTCTAACTACACCTGCTGTTCCTACATATATATCAAAACTAGAACCACCTGATTGTGGATCAGCTTCATATACTTGTTCTGTAACGGGTGGACCAGCTGCTATTGTACCACTTAATGGCACTTGAAATTCTGCTGCTGTTAATGTTATTGTTACTAAGCCTGTAACAACAGGAGTCTGTACTCCAAATGCAGCATTTAAAGAAGCTACATCAAATATTATTGTTTGAGCTGCAAAACCTATATTAGGTCCTGCTCCTGGATTCAACGGTGCACTTGGCGCTGCTACAATAGGACTTGGGATCCCATTTGGTCTAGTCACATTAACTGTTACTGAGTTAACAGCACCAGCACCGTCGGTAGTTAGTGTATACGAAACTCCAATAGAATCGTTTTGTTCACCACTACCTGGTCCTCTAGTACTTGGTCTTGCAGAACCTATATAAGTTCCACCTGCAGCACCTATTGAAGGATAAGCCACAGCAGTGGCATTCACTGGTAGATTAGCAGATGTGTTTGCAGCACCAGCAAATCTAGCAGCAGGTATAACGCCTACGCTTAGTGTTTGTGCTTGTTCTATGCTTACTGCGTTTGTAAACATATCACTTTTGTTTTGTTGATACATATTTTTTTTATTTATCTTTTCCTTTTATTTTTTCATAAGTTCTTAAACCGCCTAATCCCAACATACCTAACAACACGGTCATTAAATGATCCATTTGTAAAGCAGGTGGAGTTTCAGTAGTTTGTGTTATCCATATAAATAAATCTCTTATAACAAAATTATAGGCTAACGCTACTCCACATATCCAACCAATAAACGGCCTCCAACCAGCAACAAATAATGTTCGATGCTGAGCTTCAACTGCATTGATTTTAGTTTGTAATTCTATTAGTTTATCAGGTTCTAATTCTTTACCTTTTATTGCTTCTCTTATTTCCCAGGCTAGACCACCAACAACAGATTTTTTACCTCCGCTACCTTTACCTAAAAGACCTAGTAATAATTTCCACATTTTAAGTAAATTTAGTAGAGTTTTTTGGAATTTTTATTACTACTTTATTAGATTTTTTAGGTGTTGCCCCTGCTGATGCTCCAGGTCTTTGTCTATCATCACTAACATTTAATTTTGCAGTATCACCTTGTGGATTCCTAATACTATCATCAGGAGAATAACTATCACCTGTACTAAAACCTTGAACACTGTTATTTCTAACTTCTTCTGTGTCTTTAGTTATTTTTGTTCCAACTACTTCAGGCATGTCTGGTGTATAATTAAACTTTGACTCAGGATGTTTTCCTCCATGCGACTTAGGTCCATCCCTATTAGTCATGTCTGTATCTAAAGGCATATCTTTCAACAACCTACTTTGTTGTGCGTGTTTACTAAACCAATTTCCCATTTTATTTATTTTTTTTGTGCGTTATACGCAGGTCTTTCCCAAGGTAAAGTTTTATCTCCTTCGTCAAAATTTTTGCGTGAATATTTTTTGCCCTTCCAAGTAACACTATCTGAGTCATACTCAAGATCACCATCTTTCATTTGTTTTAAGTGAACTTTTTCATGATTTATAATATCTTCTTTTTTATCAGGGTCTGTTATATCTTTATTTATTAAAATACTACCGTTTTTATCAGCTACTCCTAAAACACCTTCTTCCATATCCATACTGTAGATAGGAGTATTGTCAATGTTGTAAGGAAAACCTTTCATTATGTATGGCATACTATTAATAAGTTATTATAATAAACACAGGGATATTTCACCCTGTGCTATTATTAATTGTGTATTAAGCAATTATGTTAGAAGTTATGTTAAAGTTAGAGAAGTAAATAGGCAACGCTGTCGCTGCTTGATCTCTACCTAAATTAACTGAAGCTTTAACACCACCTGGATTAGCAGTCATTGCTCTGTATATTGCTTTACTTGGATCTCCTAGAGATGTAGTAAATGTTGGTACACCAGCTGCACCATTTGTAGTTGTAGTTATAGT